TACCGCGATGAATTATCATTATGTGGTGGTATATTCGTTTGAGGATTTCAAATTACAAATCGAAGCATACATTGGTAACACTTGAAGCCATAGCCAAACGCCACATTGAATGGATCAAGATTGCCAAATACATTGGTGCATCAAACGATGAAGCGGATGACATGGTACAATCAATGTATTTGAAGTTGGCGGAAATCCAATTGGCGGAGGGAAATTTTGTGAGGTTGACCAATTACAACGGAACCATCAACACCATCTATTTGTTTAAGATGCTACACAATGCGTTTATGGACATCAAACGGGCATCAAACAAGACAATACCACACCAAGACCAATTTAACCCCGTAGAAAGCCCCGAAATGGCTGAAATGGCACATTTGGACTTGATGGGTGAAGTAAAAAAGGCAATTGATGAACTGCGAGATTATGACCAGATGTTATTGGAACTACATTTTGTGTACGGACATTCAATGAGGGATATTGAAAAACGCACGGGAATACCAACACATTCGGTTTTTAACTCAATCAAAAACGCCAAACAACACATCAAACAACGAACACAAACAAAATACAAAATATATGCAGAAGAAAAGCGACACACGGAAACAATTTACCGAATCACGACCATCCATCGGGTTGGGGGATACGATCCAGAAGGTAACGAAAGCCACGGGGATTGAACTGGCCACCAAGTTTTTATTGGGCGAGGATTGCGGATGCGATGCTCGTAAACACAAACTGAACAAACTATTTCCAAATCGGAAACCATTGTGCATGACCGAAGGCGAATACGATTGGTGGACACATTTCAAATCGGTAAATTCCCAAACCTTATCACCAATGGAAGCCACGAAGGTTGCCGAAATTTGGTCAAGGGTATTCCAATCCAAAAGAATTTACAAGCCGTGTACTTGCAATCCAAAGGCATGGCAAACCATGATAAATGAGTTAACCCAGGTTTATGAAACTTACGAGAAACCTTTGTGATTGTTGCGATAACAATAAAGAATCAACCAAAGAATTAATCAACGAAACGGGGCCAATGATTGAACCCAACCAAATTTATATGTGTACAAAATGCAGAATACAATTTCAAGACCGAGCAAAATGGGGGCCATGGCTGACCGCAGTAAAACAACTGCAAAGCAATACGCTGTGATGATTTTACGCGATGATTACCATTACACATTCCGAGCAATTGGCGAACGGATGGGGGTATCGGAATCGGTGGCGTTTAGGTTATACGAAAAGGGAATCAACAATGAAAAAACATACAAAAATAATTTTGATATATTATTCGGTTGAGTGTATTTTTGTGGTATGAAATTTATAGATAATTACGAAAATTTGTATTCGGTTACCGAAAAAGGGGATGTTTATTCACATCGGTATGGGAAATTTTTAACACCAATAAAGCAAAAAAATGGCTATGTCATGGTATGCTTATATAAAAATCGGAAGCCCAAAATGTATACAATTCATAGATTAGTTGCCAAAGCGTATATCCCAAGAATAATTGGCAAAGAATTGGTTAATCACATAGACATGAATAAACAAAACAACGCAGTATCAAATTTGGAATGGGTTACCGCAAAAGAAAATATACAACATGCGTGTCGTAATGGGGTTCGTTCTGGCGTTAAAAATGGCAATTCAAAATTAAATGATGCACAAATCATTGAAATAAGGGCGAAGTATAAATTTAGAAAATACACCTATGCCGAATTATCAAAAGAGTATGGTGTATTGAAAACTTATATTGGTCGTATTATTAATAGGGTGGTTTGGAATCATATATGAAACGACATGTTAAATTGTATTTGAATTATTTTGGGTATGACACATCCGATTTTATCCCGTGCGAAGTGTGTGGAAGCCAGGCGGTTGACATCCACCACATTGAATGCCGTGGCATGGGTGGAAGCAAGGAAGCCGATAAAATTGAAAACCTACAAGCCCTTTGCAGAAAATGCCACATCCAATTTGGGGATCAAAAACAACACAAAGATTTTTTAATTATCACACACCAAATAAAAATGAACAAATGATACAAATTGTTAAAACAAAAGACATTATTGCCAATGAGAATAATCCCAGGGTGATAAAAGATGACAAATTCCGTAAATTGGTACAATCAATTAAGGACTTCCCACAAATGTTGAACCTCCGCCCGATAGTCGTGAATGATGAAATGGTAGTTCTTGGCGGCAATATGCGGTTACGAGCCGTGCAAGAAGTTGGGTTGAAGGAAGTAGCCATTATTAAGGCATCCGACCTAACCGAAGAACAACAAAAAGAGTTTATCATCAAAGACAATGTTGGCTTCGGAGAATGGGATTGGGATGTGTTGGCTAATGAATGGGAACCAGAATTGTTGAGTGAATGGGGGTTGGATGTTTGGCAACAACCCGTGGAGGTCGACTATTCACTTTTGGATGAAGAAGATTTATCCGACGAACTTGCGGACATGGCCGATGGTGTAAAGAAAGCCATCCAAATTGAATTTGAACCCGACCATTACGATGAAGCCACCGAATTGGTAAAGTTTTGGCGGGAACGCGGGGCGTATGTTGGTTACATGATCATGCAATACCTCAAAGAAGAAAAAGATAAGTTATGAAAATCTTTTTGATGTATTATGACCGATACAAAGAAGCAACAACATCTAAAATGTTGCAAACTGAACACATCGTGTTATGCCACAACAATGCAGACAAATTCACTTGCATCGGCCCACAAGGTGAATTGATACAAACTAACGAACCCAAAGGCATTCAAAACAATTTCAATTATGGCTTACGCATGTTAAACCCTGGCGAGTGGGGCATATTCATGAGTGACGATTGTGTTGGGGCGAAAAAAATACAGAACGGGAAGTTCGTGGATTGTTCAGTTATGGAATCATTGAACGAATTATTAACAATCATTCCGAAGGCCGACAAAATGGGAGTCAAATTGATTGGCCTAAATTCAACGGGTAATCCTTTTTATGCGAAAACAAAGTATTCGAAATACGGATTAGTTGATGGGCGTTGTTTTGCTATCAAAAGAACTGAGTTTGAATTCCATCCAATCATTAATACAATCCCCGATTATTACGCTTCGGCTTACCATTTGAATAAATACGGGGGCAATTTAATTTTGAATTACACCTTCATAGATTTCAAAAGATACGAAAAAGGAGGATTGGGAAGTGAAGAAGATAGAATACATGACAAAATGAAAGATGTCAATATCATGTTGTCAACATTCCCGAAGAATGTCCAACTCAAAGACAAACCAGGTCAACCAAAAAATTCACACATAATAATCAAACGATGAAACGCGTAGATTTAACCCTACAACCCCATGAAGCAAAAATCGGTCAAGAATGCCCGTATTTAGCCCCAAACATTACCGAAGATTGCATTTTCTATGAGAACGGAGAGCCAATCGGATTTTATATCAAATCAATGCCCGAAAGAGCAACCAAGTTGGCAAATTTGGCGAATTTAGAATTTCAAAGCAAACGAGTTCCCAAATCATTATTAGAGAGAAGCGATGTTATGGCCAAAGTTTACAAAGAAGGAATGACAAGAGCCGAAGCCAAAAAGAATGGCACGGTCCAAATGTCAACTATTCTGGGTTCAATCCCTCCGAAGCCACACATGAAACGCCCATATCCGTCAATATCCTCGGTTCATCAATCCGAACCAGCACAAACCTTCATCAAAGCAATGTTGATGTTGGCGAAGGAAAGCGAATCAATCATGCACGATATATTGCCCGACCAATACGAACGGCAAAAGAAACTATTTGAGCAAGTTCCCGATAAATGGAAGTTCGCGAACCTTTTTACCTCCTCAATTTCAAACTACAATATATCTGCACCTTTCCATCGTGACACGGGTAACATCGTTGGTGCGGTCAATGTGATCATCACGAAGCGTTTGAACGCCAAAGGTGGCAATCTTTATGTTCCCGATTACGGGGCGGTTATGGATAGCGCAGATAACTCAATGTTGGTTTATCCCGCATGGAAAAATGTTCATGGAGTTACGCCAATTATCCCGACACATGACGGGGGATATAGGAATAGTTTGATATTTTACCCCTTAAAAGCATTCGTTGGGTTAAAATAATTTGTCTTTTTATTTTGTATTTCAAATTAAAAATGTATCTTCGCTTCATGGAAATAGGACAAATGGTTAAATGGCAGTTAGATTCAATCGGTAACATTGAATGCGTGGGTGTTTTTTTACAACAATTGAACGACAAAACATCCGAGGTAATTTGCCACTACATGAACGACAAGAAGTGCGTTACTAAATTACAAGTTGAAACAACAAAATTAGAACAGATATGACAAACACAATTGAAATCACGGGGATTGGCAACTCAATTTCCTACTGCGAAGCAAAAGGATTGGGATTGATTTTTCAAGCGTATGCAAATCAATGTGCAAACGAAGAAATCATGGGCGTTGGATTTAACGCTAATTCGGGTTATGTTTACATAGCCCTTGAAAATGGAATCTCAATTTGCTCTTGCATGGGGCATCAAGTTGATTACCTCGTAACAAATTTTTACAATGGCGAAGAAACATTTTACGACACTTACCAAGAAGCATTAGAACATGAAAGCGTGGAGGAAGATTGAACGAACATTACCACAAGAAGAAACCCCCGTATTGGTTAAGACCGTGCGGGGTTTTCCTTATGTGGCGGTTTACTATGATGAACAATGGCATTGTTATCACACGGATCAAAGATTACATGTGGTTTACTGGATGCCAATACCCCTAACCCCCGATGAATGATGACACCAAAAGACAAAGCGAAACAACTGGTTGACAAATTCACATTGGTTGGGCTACAACAACGCAACGAGGGAATCCAATGTGCGTTAATTTGTGTTGAGGAAATACTTGATGTAATTAAGTTGATGCCTTATGGAATGCAGTATTTGAGTGCAAGGGATTATTGGGAAGAAGTCAAAGAAGAAATCAAAAAATTGGAATAATGGCATACGATAGAAACGAATTAGAAGCAACGGCCATCGCCGCAATAAAGAAAAACAAATTGTTTTTTATTCAAGATGTAATTGCATACTTACCATGTACAAGTAGCACATTTTACCACTTGGGCTTGGAAAAATCGGAAAGCATAAAAGAGGCATTGTTGGAAATCAAAACCAACATCAAAGTATCTATGCGTTCCAAATGGTATTTGAGCGAGCAACCCACATTGCAATTGGCGTTAATGAAATTGATAAGTAGCGAAGAAGAACTCCGCAAACTATCCATGAGCCACAATGTGTTGGAGGAAAAAGAGAAACCCATTTTTAACGGAATCAATTTAGATGTAGACAAATGAAATTTGTGAAAAATACACGATACTATCGTGGCGTGGTTTATGAATGGAACTTGCCCACGGGTAGCACTTGCCCATTTGCGATGGAGTGTAAAGTAACTGTGGATCGCATCACGGGGAAATTTGACATTCATCGGGGGCAATACAAATGCTATGCAGCGGGGCCAGAACGATTCCCAGGTGTACGGGAACATCGATGGAAAAACTTTGAATACACAAAAAATGGTGGTATCCCACAAATTCCAAAAGGGTGTAAAGCAATTCGCATCCATGCGGCGGGGGATTTTTACAACCAAGATTATTTTGATATGTGGTTGGAGGTTGCACGGGAAAACCCACAAGTTGAGTTTTGGGCTTACACCAAATCATTGAATTATTGGATTAAAAGGTTGGGTGAAATACCTAACAATTTAACATTGACCGCATCACGGGGGGGGAGGTTGGATTGTTTGATTGACCAACACGAACTGAAAAATGTAACTATATTCAAATCCAAATACGAGGTACCCGAACAAATGCCGATTGATACAAACGATGATTGGGCAAGGACACCAAATGTCAATTTTGCTTTGATTGATAATTACGCCAAAGAAACACCCCAAATTTCATTATTGTAATGTTGCAGAAAACAACGGCCCAGGTCAAGATTAGTCGGTTACGCAAACGGGTTAGGATTGTAAGGGGTGGAACAAGTAGTTCAAAAACCTTTTCAATTATCCCCTTGCTAATTGATTACGCGGTTAAAAACCCAAAGGTAGAAATCAGCATCGTATCGGAAACCATCCCCCACCTACGGAGGGGTGCTATTCGTGACTTCCTTAAAATCATGGAAATGGTCGGAATGTTTGATCCGTTGAAATGGAACAAATCTTCATGGACTTATTCATTCAGCAACGATAGTTACATTGAATTCTTTTCAGCAGACCAACCCCAAAAGTTGAGGGGTGCAAGGCGTGATGTGTTATTCGTGAACGAGTGCAACAACATTGATTGGGAATCATACTACCAAATGGCAATCCGTACCCGTAAATTTATATACTTGGATTACAACCCCGTGGCGGAATTTTGGGTGGATAGTGAATTGGTAAACGATGCGGATGCGGAAATGATTGTACTAACCTACAAAGACAATGAAGCCCTGGACAAATCAATTGTAAACGAAATTGAAAAGGCACGGGATAGGGCGGAAACATCCAATTATTGGGCCAATTGGTGGCGGGTATATGGGCTTGGTGAGATTGGAAACCTACAAGGGGTTATCTTTTCAAATTGGCAAACCATCGACAAAATACCAGAGGATGCAAGATTGGTTGGTTGTGGTGTGGATTTTGGGTATACAAACGACCCCACGGCCATCGTTGCCGTATATGAGTACAATGGTCAACGAATCGTTGATGAGGTCGCATATCGCACGGGAATGCTTAATTCGGACATTGCAAGGGCATTACCCAACCATGTACCCGTTTATGCGGATAGTGCCGAACCAAAATCAATTGATGAGATACGGAGGTATGGAATAAGAATCAAGGGCGTAACCAAGGGCAAAGATTCAATTAACTACGGAATTCAAATCATGCAATCCCAATCTTATTTGGTTACATCCACATCAACAAACCTAATTAAAGAATTACGGAATTATTGTTGGGATAGTGATGCCCAGGGGCGAACGATGAACACACCAATTGGAACGGATCACGGGATTGATTCATGGCGTTATCATGAGATGATGGCACTTGGAATCAAATCCAATTACGGAAACTACGATATTCGTTAATTGTTTATTTCGTGTGGATTTTGTATATTTGCGTTTGATATGACAAGCCATTACCAAGAAATACACAACTTAAAACAAGAAATAAAACGACTGCGATTGTTGGTAGTTGAAAACAAGATGGCCCATGACCGCGAAGTTCGGTTGCTGAAACAAGAAATTGTCAAACCCAAAACGGACATCAACGATAACCCCACCACATGGGGTGAAGTGTTACGGGTTATTTGTGAGGTAATGGATATGACTCCCGACCAAATTATCACCAAGTCAAGGAAGCGTAAACCAATGTATGCCCGACATATGTTCAACCACATTTGCCGAAAAAGATTGAACATGACTTTCATGGAGATTGGCAACATTTCACACCTTGACCATTCCACCATTATTTCATCGGTTCGGGAATTTACGGATATTTTGGTAACCGATAAGGAGATGCAAAGGTATCACGCCCAGGTTCACACGATCCTTCACGAAAGGTTAGTATAAACAATCGCCATTATTGGCGTTTTATGGGTATATGATTGAAACAAAAACCATCATTGTACCCACGGAGTTGAAGGATGTCAAGTTACATCAAATGTTGGCGTACAATGAATTGAAGGCCGATATGGATGAAACACAAAGGCAGTTGGAATCGGTTGCCATCTTTTGTGAATTGACCATGAGTGAGGTAAAGGCCATCCCATTTGACATCCTCAAAGATTGTGTGATTAAGATTTCCAAGATGTTGGAATCCAAACCCGTGTTCACCCCCAGGTTCAAAATGAACGGCATCAAATACGGCTTCATCCCAAACATGGATGAATTAAGCACGGGTGAATTTATTGACATTGAAACATACCAAAAAACCCCCAATGATATTTGGAAGGTGTTATCTGTTTTGTATCGCCCCATCACCAAGGAAGGCCAGAACGGAAGGTATGAAATAACCCCGTACAATGCGGAGTTAAACAACGATTTCAAAGACATGGATTGCAACACGGCGTTTGGTGCGTTGCTTTTTTTTTGGAGTTTAGGAATCGACTTGTTGAATTCTACCCAGAAGTATTTGGCGATGGTGAGGAGGGGGGAAGTGTCGATGAAGTACGACTTACCGAAAAATGGGGATGGTTTGGAATGGTCTACCGACTTGCTAACCGAAGTTTCCTTAACCTTGAAGAAGTATATACAAAACCCATTCACTCCGCTTGTATGTGGATCGCTTACGAAAGCGACATTGCGAAGATGGAACAAAAAGCAATTAAACAACGATGAACAATAATCACATAGGAACCGCATTTGAGGTGATGAAAGACATTGCCGATTTGGAGGGGTGGAACTATTCACACGGCACATTAACCGAATTTGATTTTAAGGCGTTTTTGGTATTCCCGTTGATGCATTGTTCAATTCAATCGGTGGCATTGACCGACCAGGTGGCAACCATCCAAATGAATATCATGGTAGCGGATCGGGTGAACTTCTTGAAAACCGAAAACGAACAAGAAAACCTAATCACCGAATACAGCCAATACGGATACACCGAGAATCAAAACTATGCGAACATCCTGCAAGATTTGTATGTGAGATTTTCAAAGGGGTTATGGAAAACGGAACAAGATTATTTTAACCAAATCCAATATATACGCCCAATTACTTTTCAACCATTTGTGGAAACATTGGATTCAGTATTGGCGGGTTACCAAATCACAGTTGGAATTGAGTTAATTAACCCATGGGTTACGGATGGCGATTGCGTATAAAAATAGCGAACAAGTTGTTGCGGAGTATTCCAACAAATGGGCGATTGCGTGTCGTACCTTGTTGGAAGTAAAACGCCCACGAACTTCAATCCGTGCCAAGTGGAAAAAGGTTGGTGAAGGTTGGACACCCATTTCCGTTTCCAAAAAAACATTCCGTGGAAATTATGTGGCATCTGGTCAATTGGTGAATTCTATTCAACCCGCACCCAAAGGGTTGGACATGGGGATTACAATGAACCAAACTGCCGATTATGTGCAGAACGGAAGGAAGCCAGGCAAGGGCATTCCGTTGGCATCAATGCGGAATTGGACAAAGATGAAACGCATTCAACCACGGGATATGGGAACGGGGCGATTCAAAGGCAAGGCCGATGAAAACGCAATGCGATTCATGATGAACAGAAAAATTAAACACTTTGGTATTGAACCATTCCCATTTGTTACAATGGCACGA